CTGATCCGCTGACTGCTGCACCTGGGAGCTCTGCACAATGGCTGTTTTCACCGTAACGCACACGCAACGGGTTGATGACTACGCCATTGTGCAGACCCTAGAGACAACAGAAATCGGCATCGGCCAGTCAATCGTTGTCGCAGGCACCACCGGCTTCAACGGCACCTTCACGGTGCTCGCAGTCCCGGTGTACTACTTCGAAGGCGTTGACGACGAAGGCGACTTCGTCTACGACACCGACATCGTCATCACCAACCAGCTGCTGGTCGCTTCGGCAGGCAGCGACGTGGCCCGCGACGCAATGGCGGGCACCGTCACCTGGACAGAAACGTGCACATGGATCGTCGCAGCTGACGTTCTGTCGTGGCTCGGTATTTCCGTGGCTACCGCCAACGACACAACCTTCGTTGGGGTATGCACGGATGCCGCCAACGCTTGGGCCTACAAGGCACGGAAGATGGCTGGCTACCAAGCCGAAAGCCTGACCACCGTGCCAAGTAGCGCCGTCAAGCTCGGCACAATCATGTACGCTGCCGCCCTCTACCGAGAACGCGGCTCCGTCGACTCGTTCGCGTCGTTTCAGGACATGGCGATCACCGCACCGACCGGCACCATGGGCCAAATCATGCGTCTGCTCGGCATACGCCGCAGCCAGGTGGCCTAATGTCGGCGACGGGCATTTTCGCCGAGTCCCGCACAGCTGTGGTCAACGCCTTGACGGCGCTTAGCCTCGCAGCTGTCACCGACCCGCGCAACGCCCGCCCAATGACCGTTCTCGTCAACCCGCCGACGTTCGACAGTTTCACTTACAACGTCGGAGACATCCGCTTTGACCTGCTGATCCTCGCTGCGCCACCCGGCAACCAGGACGCCGAGGACTATCTCATCACGACCGCCGACACCATCATGGCGTCGACAACCCTGGCCGTCACCGGCGGCCGCCCCGCCACCGTCACCGTTGGCGATCAAGTAATACCCGCCTACAACCTGACAGTCGCAATCGCGGCAAGGAGAAACTAAACATGGCAACAACCACGTTCCTGTCGAACGCGACTGTGAACCTGACCGTCGGCGCATCAACCTACGACCTGTCAGACCAATGCAGCGCGTGCACAATCACGACCGGCTACGACGCCCTCGAGTCGACCGCGTTTGGCGACACCGGCCACAAGTTCACGAAGGGCTTGCAGTCATGCGAAGTGACGCTGACCCTGTTCAACAGCTACGGCGCAGGCGAAGTCGAGGCGGCCCTGTACGACGCCGTTAACACCGGCAGCGCAACGCTGGTCATCAGCCCCTCGGGCACCACCGAGTCGGCCAGCAACCCCGAATACACGATCACCAGCTGCTTTCTTGAGTCGTTCACGCCGATCAACTCGACCGTCGGCGAGCTCTCAACCCAGGAAGTCACCTTCACCGGCGGCACCTGGGCCCGCGACATCACCTGATCCGCAAATAACACTCCAACCGTGCAAGGAGAACCATGAAAATCCAAATCAGCGTCGACACCGGCGAAGGAGCCAAGGTTGTCACCACAAACCTGTTTAACGTCGTCACCTGGGAACGCAAATTCAAGCGTCGCGCCGGTGACCTCGCAGCAGGCATCGGTGCCGAAGACCTCGCCTTCCTCGCTTACGAAGCCAGCAAAACGGCGGGCATCACGGTGCCGATCGTGTTTGACGACTACGTCAAAAAGATTGTCAGCCTCGACGTGCTTGCTGGTGACGACACAAACCCTTCCCAAGTGGCACCTGGAGCCGAGGCCTAGCCGAGCTCCTAGTCGCCACAGGGTATTGGCCGCCGGAGATCGAGTTCACCGCTCGAGACCTGGCTACGGCCATTGAGATCATCAACAAGCAGCGAAAAGGAGGGCACAAATGAGCGTGACAGCCAGCACCGAAGTCGCGGGCGCTAAAGACGCCATCAAAGCCCTTCGCAAACTTGACCCGGAGCTCCGCAAACAGTTCAACCGAGACGCCAAGCAGATCGTCGCCCCGATCGTCGAGGACGGCAAGAACGCCTACCCGCAGCAGCTGCTGTCGGGCATGGAGCGCAACTGGACGCAACGCGGAAACAAGAAATTCCCGTACGACGCCAAGAAAGCCCGGTCGGGCGTCAAGCACAAGGTTGACACCCGCCGCGACGCCCGCTCCGTCATCAAAGTGACACAGACCGATCCAGCTGCGACCATCGTCGAGTTTGCAGGCAAGAACGCCAACCCGCTGGGCACCGCGCTCAACACGTTCGGTCGCGTCGCCCGGTTCTTGTGGCCTGCCGCTGAAAAAAACCTGCCAAAAGTGCAGGCCGAAATGGAGCGTTCGGTGCTCGACGCCGCCCGCCGAGTCAGCAAGGAAATGTAAATGGCAATCAACATTCCCATCATTTCCGAGTTCGACGGCAAAGGCATCGACAAAGCGATCAAAGAGTTTAAGCAGCTCGAGACCGCGGGCGAAAAAGCCCAGTTTGCGATCAAGAAAGCCGCCATACCGGCAGCGGCCGCACTCGGCGGTTTAGCGATCGCCGGAGCCGCCGCGGCGAAAGCGGCGATGGAGGATCAGAAGTCGAGCGCCGAATTGGCGCGCCAGCTGAAGATTTCGACCCGCGCCACCGACGACCAGGTACAAGCCACCGAAGACATGATTTCGGCGATGACGCTGGCCACCGGCGTCGCCGACACCGACCTCCGCAACGCGATGGCAACCCTCGCCCGCGGCATGGGCTCGGCTGATTTGGCGACTCAAAACCTGCAGCTCGCCATGGACATCTCGGCGGCGACTGGCAAAGACCTCACAAGCGTTTCAGAGGCCCTTAGCAAGGCCTACAACGGCCAAACCACCGCCCTCGCCAAACTAGACCCGTCGATGCGCTCCCTGGTCAAGGAAGGCGCCTCATTCCAAGAGCTCGGCAAGATCATGACCGAGACATTCGGCGGCGCGGCCACCGAAGCCGCCAACACCGCCGAAGGCCGGTTCAAGCGGATGCAGACCGCAATCGGCGAAGCCCAAGAGTCAATCGGCGCGGCCCTCATCCCGATCATCGAGAAACTGTTGCCCTACCTGGAGGATCTGGCCAAATTTGTCTCAGAGAACACGGATCTCATCGTCGCCCTGGCAGCTGCATTTGGCGGCATCTCCGCAGCCGTTCTGATTGTCAACACCGCCATGAAAGCCTGGACGGTCATCCAGACCGCGGCTACCGTGGCACAAAAAGCGTTCAACCTCGCCATGTCAGCCAACCCGATCGTCCTGGCTACCGCGGCCATCGTCGCCATCGGCGTCGCTGTCGTGGCGGCCTACAAGAAATTCGAGCCGTTCCGCGACATCGTCGACTCAATCGGCAAAGCACTCAAGGCCGCGTTCACCGGCACCGTTGACGCAATCAAAACCGCGGTCAACGCCTACCTCGCCGTCTACAAAACCCTGTTCAACGCCATCGCCAAAGCGTGGAACAACACCATCGGCAAACTGTCGTTCAAGATCCCGTCGTGGGTGCCGGGGCTCGGCGGCAAAGGCTTTGACGTGCCCAACATCCCAGAGCTTGCTAACGGCGGCCTTGTCATGCGCCCGACGCTCGCCCTGGTCGGCGAGGCAGGCCCGGAGGCTGTCGTGCCGCTTGACCGCATGGGTCAAATGGGCGGCAACGTCACCATCAACGTGTACGGCGGCGACCCCAACCAGGTCGTCGAGGCTCTCAAAAAGTACGTTCGTTCCAACGGCACGTTGCCGTCGGCGATCAAACTGGCGGCCTAATGGACGGCCTAGTTTGGGGTTTCAGGTACACCGACGAAGTCAACATCGTCCGGCAAAACCTGTGCAAAGCCCCAGACTTTACCTACACGCCGACCCTGTATTGGACGACGTCAGGGGCCACCGGGACAAACGCCCAGGGCAGCAGCTCAAACGCCAAATTTGGCCAAGCCAGCCTCACACGCTCAGTCACTTCAACGGCGGCCGCGCTCGTCGTCTGGGATCCAACCCTTGCCACGCTCGACGTGACGGCAGGAACCCAATACACCTGCTACGCCTACGTCAAATCCAGCACAAGCCGCACAGCCCGCGTCAACCTCGACTGGCGAAACAGCGGCGGCGCAAGCATCTCAACCAGCAACGGCGCAACAGTCACCACCTCAACCAGCAGCTACGTTCAGCCATACGTCACCGCAACCGCCCCAGCTGGAGCCGTCACCGTCCGCATACAGCTCGAGATCACCAACGCAGTCAACGGCGACGCTCACTACTGGTCGGCCGTCATGCTCGAAGCCACCGGCACACTCAAAACATGGTTCTGCGGCACCGACTTCGAAACGGCCACCCCGCCGACCTATGTTTCCGAGGTCTACTGGGACGGGCTCACCAGCCGATCCACCAGCACCCAAATTGCAAACACCTGGTACACCGGCAGCAACATCCAGCAGGCTGATTACGTGAAAGGCCGCCGCCGCCTCGTGGACGACTACCCAGTCGACCAAGCCTCCGTCGAAATCGGCCCAATTCCCGCCTGGTCACCAGCACCAAAAGTCGGCAACCGCTTCGTCCTCTATGTGCTCAAAAGCGGCGTCCAATACCCCGCCTTTTATGGCCGAATTCGCGACGTTCGCAACAAATACGGCATTGTCCAAAACGCTGACCGCTGCTTCATCGAAGTCGACGGCGTCCAAGCCGAGTGGGGCCGCGCACAGCTCAACGGAACCGTCATAGCCTCTGCAAACACCGAAGATCAGGTTTTCGACGTCAGCTACGCAGCAGGCATCCCCATCGCGCAATTTGGCGGCCGATCCACCGGCGCGGCACTCACCTGGACAGGCAACGCGTTCGACGCACTCAACCTGATTACCCGCACCGAAGAAGCTCGACTCTTCCAGTACGGCCCATCGAGCACCGCGTCGGGCACCGGCGGCCTCTGGTGGTACGGCCGCGACCTGATCGACAATTCAACGTACTGGTTATCCGATGGCACCTACGCCCACACCGGGTCAACCTACGACATCAAGTTTGACGACTTGACGTTTGTGTCGGCGGCCGAAGAGTTTTACAACTTTGTCACGATCGAGTCGCAGCCTGGCACGGTCGCCAACCAGACGACCAGCAGCGGCACCGACCCACAATTCGCCCTGGTACGGCAAACCAATGACGTGAGCACCGCCCAGGCGCTGTCACATTCGCAGTATCTCTACAACCAGTTTTCGGTCACTACAGCAACGATCCGCGAAATTTCATTTCTTGACGTGACGCAATCTGGCGCATACCCGAACGACGTGTATGTGCTGGCGTTGGCTTGCGGCGAACGCCCGGTCAAGATCGCGGTCGGGTTTCGCACAAACCGGTATGACGCGATCCTTGAGGGCACGCAGGTGTCGGCGCAACCTGGGCAGACGCGGATCCGACTGTTTTTGTCGGCGGCCGATAACAACCCGTATCTCATCCTTGACGACACCGTTTACGGCAAACTAGACAGCAACCGATTGGGGTTCTAATGGCAACTCAATACACGGCAGGGCTAACGACAGGTCAAGTGTTGACCGCGGCGATTATGAACCAAATCGGCGCAGCATGGGAGTCATACACGCCAACCGTCACACAAGGCGTAGCAATCACAAAAACGATTACTTACGCAAAATACACGCAAATTCAAAAATTAGTAGTCGTCAATGTAAGTATGCCTCTTACATCTGCTGGAACAGCAGGAAATGGCGTATCTGTCACATTGCCGATTACGGCGGCGGCATCACAACGTCTGGGTGGCAGTTTCCAGTTTTACGACGCAAGCGCAAATACGTCGTATGTAGGCGTGCCATTTATGCTTTCTACAACGACCGTTGGATTTATTACATCAACCAGCAACGACTCTTATTTTGGCGGCTTGCCAGCAGTAACAATCGCAAACGGTGATTACCTGTTTTCCACCATCATTTACGAGGCGGCATAAATGAAGCTTTCAAGCAAATTTGACCCAGAAAATGTTCCTGTCGAATGGTGGTTCGAACGTATGCGGCTACAGCGCGATCGTTTACTTGCCGCCTCTGACTGGACGCAAACAGCCGACGCTCCCGTTGATAAAGCAGCATGGGCCGCCTACCGGCAAGCCCTACGCGACTTTCCCGCAACCTGGACACCATCCGAAAACGCCGATTTCCCTGAGGAGCCAACTGAATGAAAACCCGCGTCGCCATCACGGCGGCGCTAATCACCGTGCTGGCTAGCAGCTGCAACAACAAAGTCTGGATCGACTGTCCAACCACCACCGTGACCCGAACCAAAAACAGGGCATTGACAGCCCCACAAGCAATCGTCGACCAAGGCCAAACGGAGGCCCTGACGTGTTAGAAAACCTCAAACCCAACCGGCCGCCCTACACCCCCGAGCAGCTCAACGCCCGGCTCCGCTTCTGGGTCGGCATCACCCTCGCCGGCACCCTGGTGCTCACAATGGTTGCCGTCTTCATAAATCTTTTATTCATACCCCAGGGCCCTACCATGCCTGAAACGGACAAGGAACTGCTGAACCTGATCAGTCCAATAGTCCTTTTCCTGTCCGGCACATTGTCCGGCGTCATGATCAGCACCAGCGGCAAAAAAGACACCGACGGAGACGGAGTGCCCGATGGCAACTAAGAAAGCCGCCAAGAAAGCCGCCGCGAAGCCCGCAGAAGCCCCTGTGGCGGCCGAGAAGCCCAAAAAGGCATCGAAGTACCCATACAAAAAACTCGTCGTTCCTGCGGCCCTACAGGCTGTGCCCAATGGCAAGCTGTCGGGGAAAATCCTTCGCCCGGTCAAATGTGGCGGCCAAATGTACGTCGAGGCCGCCGAAGCCTTTGACCGGATGTACGACCAGGCAACCCTGTCGGGCATCAAGCTCCGCAACGTCGGCGACTACCGATCTTTCGAGGCGCAGCTCGGCCTGTTCAAACAGCGCTACGCGCTCGAGGATCTCGGCCGCAAACCACAAGTCACCCGCACCTACGAAGGCAAGACCTGGTACCTGCGCCCCGGCATGGCACCGTGCTCGACACCAGGCAAATCCAACCACGGCCTCGGCCTCGCCATCGACCTCGACGTAACCACCGCCAAAGTGCTCGACTGGCTGTGCGCCAACGCTCCTGCCTTCGGCTTCTACTTGCAGTCTGACGACCCGTCGTCGCCAGAGTTCGAAGCCTGGCATTGGCAGTACTGCGGATAATCCCACACCCCCGGCGTAAAGTTCGCTACAGTCGTCGCACCCTGACCCCAACCAGGAGGAAACGTGAACAAATACCCGCTTTGCCGCATCTGTCAGCGGCCAATGATGATCGGGCAAAAAGACGCGCACTTCGTCTGCCTGCAAGACCCGATCGGCAACCTCGAGCGCGGCCTCGAGGCGTCACAGGGCTCGGCCGACGCCAAATGGACAACCCACCAAGCCGCCGCTGTTGATCAGGCAATCCGCAATGCCGCGGCCAAAAAAACGTTTATCACCGCCGACGACGTGTGGGCAGAGCTGCCCGCCACGTTCCCCGTCGGCAAAGGGCTCGCCGCTAGACTGTTGGCGGCCTGCCGCGCCGGGACAATCGAGAACACCGGCACGACAACCACAGCGCGACGCGGAGGAGCGCACGACCACGCCCAACGACTGACCATTTGGCGGTCGCTGATCGAAGGAAGGAACCCCGCCATGACCCTCGACCGAGGAGCCCGCCGTTAGGCGAGCCGCGGCAGCCGTGATGATCGCCGCAACACTCACCGCAACCCCGGTAGACGCCGCCGTGTCACCAGGCTGCAAACGCTACGTCGACCTGGCACGGCAGGTCGGCTGGCCCAAATCCGAGCGTTACGAATTGGCCCGCATCATGTGGCGCGAGTCCAGGTGCGCACCGACAGCGCACAATACACGCGACCCATGGGGCGGCTCATACGGCCTGCTGCAAATAAACGGCAGCAACGTCGGCTGGGCAACCCGCAACGGCTGGATCACCAGCCGAACCGATCTAACCGACCCGAGGCGCAACCTCAAGGTCGGCTTAGAGCTCTGGAAGCTTTACGGCTGGAAGCCGTGGGGCACCAGATCATCAGTTACAACCCAAACAACAAAAGGAACCGTGCAATGAACAACATTTTTGACAACGACGACTTGGGCGACGACCCGTTCCCGCCCATTACCACACCCGCACCCAAAAAGCGTGGACGCCCCGCCGGTACACCCGCCGCGGCCAAGCCAAAGCCCAAAATCACCAAGCCCAAGTTTGTCGTGCCGCGCTTTAACAAAACCGAGTTGGTCGAAGCGCTAATGGGCGTCGCCGAAGAGCTGACGCCGCCTGGTGCGACCTACGCCGAAAAAATGCGCGTTGCGGCCGACCTGCTCGACATGATTGAAAAAGCCAAAGCCTGAACTAAGGAGCCCCAACATGACATTCAACCTTGACGACTACGAGCCGGTATCGGCTCGACTAGCCAGGTGGCTTGAAGCCACCGACGGCCACACGGCTGTCATTACCGAAATGGTGCACCGCGGCGACGACTGGTGCATCTTCAAAGCAGGCCTCTACGTCGACGGCACACTCGTCGCCACCGGCTGGGCCGAAGAACACGTCACCGAACGCGGCGTCAACTCAACCAGCCACGTCGAGAACTGCGAAACGTCAGCCGTCGGCCGCGCCCTCGCCAACTGTGGTTTCGCCGGATCAGACCCCAGCAAACGCCCTAGCCGCGAAGAAATGACCAAGGTGCAACGTTACGGCGGCCAGCCAGCCCAGTACGGCAACAAGCCGTCCGGTGTCGCCACCGAAAAACAGCGCATCTTCATCGCCGACCTGTGCCGCAAACTCAAACCACCGCTTGTCCCGCAGCTGCCCGCCGACCTCACCTCGGCCGACGCAGCCAAGCTGATTGAGTCCCTGAAGCGCGGCGAACTACCTGCCATGCTGATCACCGACGGAGAGGAGCCCTTCTAATGCTTAAATGGTTCATCACGCACGTCGTGCTGTTCAGCGCCGCGGCCATCTTCGCCGTGTTGTTCGTCTCGGCGTTTGACGCGTACTACAAAGACCTTGAGGCGCGCCGCCGGGCGAAATGGGAAGCCCGCCGCGCACGCTCAAGCCACCCGGCAGGATCGGGGCCGCGCTATGAGTGAACTACCGTGGCCATTTCGACCCGACGCCGACCCTTACCATTTCGTCGAGATCGCACCTAACGAGTGGATCCGCGTCGTTCTCGCCAGCGACTACAACGCTTTGCTTGAGGAACATCTACGGCTACGGGCGGCGGCCCGCGACCAAATCGAGGCGGCAAACGAAGTGATCGACGTATGGAAGCACTATGGCCGATACCTGGCCGATTAGCGAAAAACAATTCCAAGACCAGGTCATTGCGCTTGCCATTCTGCACGGCTGGAAAGTGCACCACGTTCGCCCTGGCATGAGCTCCACCGGCAGGTGGCTGACCCATGTCCAGGGCCACGTCGGCTTCCCAGACCTTGTCCTGGCACATGAGCGCCACGGCCTGCTGTTCGTCGAATGCAAGACCATCAAAGGCCGCCTCACCGAAGCTCAGGTCGACTGGTGCCGCACACTCGACGCCACCGGCGCAGAAACCTACGTGTGGCGGCCCACCGATCTGCACTTCATCCAGCGACGCCTCAAAGGCATCCGCGATGCAAACCCAACAAACTAACCCAACAGAAAGCCCCAACACCATGATCGTCAGAACCCCACGCCTCGAGCGTGACTTTACCGTGCTCCCCAACCGGGCACTACGCGACCCGTACCTGTCCTACAGGGCCCGCGGCGTCCTCGCCTACGTCCTCTCAATGCCCGACAACTGGCGCACCAGCGCCGACACCCTCGCCCGGCAAGGCCTCGAGGGCCGCGACGCGATCCGCGCATCCATCAACGAGCTGATCCGTGCCGGGTACGCCAGGCGTGTCAAAGCCCAAGACGACCGCGGCCGCTACACCACAGAGCTGCACTTCTACGACACCCCCAAGGCTGTGCACATCCTGGGGAAACTCAGGGGAAAACTGGAACAACCGACGACGGATAACCAGTCGTCGGAAATCCAGTCGTCTAAAGAAGAACTGATACCAAGTACGTATAAAGACTTACAGAGTGAGTTAGGTAGTGAACCCAAACTCTGTGGATACTGCAATGGGCAAGGCGTGATCGCTGAAGGCTTCGCTGGACTGCCCACGTTTTGCCCGGACTGCAAAGGCGACGGGTTGGCGCGGTCGTAATGGGGGGAAAGGGATCAGGCGCACCAGGAAAGAAAAAACCGGGATCAGGGCGCTTCCCGGCAGCCCCATGTGGCACAAACGCGGCATACCAACGGCACCGCAAGAAAGGCGAAGACTGCGCCATTTGCAAAGCTGCAAACACGGCGTATCACCAACAAAGACGCGGTTCCAAACCATTTCAAAAAGCCACAAAATCAAAAGCGCAACAGCGTCGAGAGCGAAACCAACGGCACTACGCAATCGTGGCCGAATGGAAACTTAAACAGGGAAACTGCCCGGACTGCGGCCTCAAAATTACACAACAAAGGCTTCCCATGATCGACTGCGACCACAGAGACCCAGCACAAAAGAGCTTCACAATCAGCTACAAAATTGGTCGTGTAACACCAGAAGAACTACTCGACGAACTTGCCAAATGCGATGCCGTTTGCCGCAACTGCCATGCCATGCGAACACACAAACACAAACATCACCTAGGCCGCAGGCAACCAAAACCCCAACAGCCAGGACTATTCGATGGCCAATAATCGACGCAAAGATTTGGCTAACGCGGCCTACCGAAAAGCCCGCCTCGAATTCCTGGAACACAACACGACCTGCCATTGGTGCAAACGAGCAAAAGCAACCGAGGTCGACCACCGCATCCCGGTAATGAACGGCATCGACCCAACAGACCAAAGCAACTGGGTGCCGTCATGCCACAAATGCAACGCTCGACGCGGCGCAGAAGCCCTCGCCAAAAAAAGAAACCAAATCGCAAAAAACAGAAAAAATTCGCAAAGTTTTTTGGAAAATGAAAAAAAATTAACCCCGACCCCATCTCCGAACGTATCCCCGAAAGGGCAAAGGGAGGCTGATGGTGCTGGGTTTGGGCTGACGGCGATCGATCCGGCTGTGGCGGCCCCGATCCGTCCGAGGCTGGTGTCGGTGACTCGGGGTTCAGGTTCGTATGGCCGGGAGGTCGCGGAGCATTGCAAGGCTGTGCTGGGTGTTGAGCTGATGCCGTGGCAAGTGACGGCGCTTGAGGGGCAGCTGTCGCACGACGATGCCGGTGCGCTGGTGTACAAGCGGAGCCTGGTGTCGGTCGCTCGGCAGAACGGCAAGACGGTGGCCCTAAAGGCGTTGGCGCTGTGGGTTTTGACGAAGGAACCGATCCGCCGCGGCGAGCCGGTGCTGCTGATCTCAACCGCGCACAACCTTGACCTGGCTGTTGAGCTGTTTGAGTCGCTGGCCCCGGTGCTTGAAACGAAGTTTGGCGCGAAGCTGTATTGGTCGTATGGCCGCAACGAGGCTGTCATGCCGGACGGCTCCCGCTGGCTGGTTCAGGCCGCGACGCCTCGAGCGTTCCACGGCTTCAGCCCGGACTTCATCATTGCCGACGAACTCTGGAACATCTCTGCCGATGTGATCTTCAACGGGGCCATCCCGTCCCAGCGTGCTCGGCGTCATTCTTTGCTGTCGTGCTGGAGCACCGCCGGCACCGAGGACTCCCACGCCATGCTGAAGCTCCGCGAGGAAGGGCTTCGAGCGATCGACACCGGGGCCGACAGCAAACTGTTCTTCGCTGAATGGTCAATCCCAAGCGGCGTCGACACGACCGATGAGGTTTACTGGCCGATGGCCAACCCGGCGATCGGGCATCTGCTGGATCTTGAGACGCTCCGCGACGAATCCGAGATGGCTGACAAGGCCGCGTTCCACCGGGCGTCGCTCAACCTGTGGATCTCGAGCGCACAGTCGTGGCTGGCACCTGGCGTGTTCGACAAGCTGATCGTCCAGGGCATTCCCGACGGCGGGATCCTGGCCGTGGACTCCAGCATCGACGACTCCACCTATGCTGGCATTCGGGCTGTGCTGATGCCCGACGGACGGATCGGCTGCACCGTTGCGTTCATCGCCGACACCCTGCCAGGCGTCTGGGCCGAGATCGACAAATTGGCGGCCACCGTCACCGGCATTGCGCTCACCCCGAGCCTGGCGTCGATCGCGCCGGCGGCCTACGAACGAAAAAAGATCGTCGTCGGCTACAACGAACTGCTCACCCACACCGGCATGGTGCGGCAGCTCATCCTCGAGGGCCGCCTCGTGCACTCTGGGGAACAGATGCTGTCGGAGCACGTCAACCGTGCCGTCGGCGTACGCACAGCCGCCGGCTTCGTGCTGTCGAGCCAGAAATCGCCGGGGCTGATCACGTTGGCTCGCTGCATGATCTGGGCCGCCGCGCTCGTCGCCCGACCACAGCAGAAAACTCGCGCCGCCATCGCTTTTGCCCAGTAGGGGTATCAGTCTCTATCTTTCTCGCAAAGCCTTGCAATGCGTTACACGGCAAGCGCACAATCGCAACGTGGGGCTCTTCCGCAAAAAGATCGAAGCACCGGCAGTCGCCTCTTCCCCCATTGGCGCAGCCGCTGGCGCATCTCAGATAGGGCAGTTCTATTCGTACAGCGTTGGGGCTTCCGAAGAAGCTGCCCTATCTGTCCCCACTATCGCCCGGGCCGTCTCGCTGATCACCACCGTCGTCGGCACCCTCGACCTGAAGTCCTACGTCCTGCAATGGCAAGGCGAAGAGTATGAAAAGATCTTTGTCCAGGGCGAGACGTGGATGTCGCGCCCCGATCCAAAGGTGCCGCGCCAGTTCATCATGGGCAAAACCGCCCGTGACCTGATCATGTACGGCCGCGCACATTGGGCCGTCACCTCGCGCTACTCCACCGGTTTTCCCGCCACCTTCGAATGGTTGCCGGCGAACATGGTCTACTCGACCAAGATGCCGGCGTCGCCCGAGTGGTTTGGTATGCCCGACGAACTCGAATTCAACGGCCTCCCGCTTGACGTCAGCAACGTCATCACGTTCCTGTCACCCAACCAGGGCATCGTGTACGCAGGCCGCCGATCGGTCGGCGTCGCCCTACGTCTCGATCAGGCCGCCGAACGCTTCTCCGCCACCGAGATCGCAGCTGGCTATCTTCAGCAGACAACCAACTCTGAGCCGATGTCGTCCGAAGAGCTGGGCGAATTGGCGGCCGCCTGGGCAAACGCCCGCCGCGTCTCGGCGATCGGCGCGCTCAACTCCGCCGTTGAGTGGAAAGAATTCTCGAGCGATCCGAGCAAATTGCAGCTCGTTGAGTCGCGCAAATACCAGGCTCTCGAAATGGCTCGCCTGCTCGACATCCCTGGGTATCTCTTGGGCATCGATCAGTCCGGCATGACGTACCAGAACGCGCAACAGTCGCGTCAGGATCTCATCCTTTTCGGTGCCCGCCCAATCCTGCATTCCATCCAGGAACGCTTGTCGATGAACGACGTTTTGCCGAACGGCCGCCACGTCCAGTTCGACGTCGAGGAATACCTCGAAGAATTCATGGTCGAGTCGCCCGAAATCCAGCGTGAAGAACCAGCCCCGGATCTTCCCCAAGATGAAATGGATCTTGAATGATCAAATTCAACGCACCCGTCGAGATCCTCGCGGCCAACCCAGACGCCGAGGAATACGCCCCGAAGATTTCGGGTATCGCCGTGCCGTGGAATGTCACCGCCACCGTTTCTGGTGGCCAGCAAGTCAAGTTTCTGCCTGGCTCGTTTGACGTAAACCAAAAGGCCGCCAAACTTGTCGAGAACCACGATCTGACACAGCTTCGCGGCGTCGTCAACCGTCTGACTGACACCGCAACCGGGCTTGAGTTTGAAGCAACTCTCGCCGACACGCGGGCGAGCCGCGATGCAGTCGCGCTCCTCAAGTCCGGTGCATACGACTCCGTGTCCGTCGGAGCCAATCCGACCAAGTTCAAGTTCGACAAGCAAGGCGTCATGGTCGTGTCAAAAGCCGATCTGATTGAGCTGTCGCTTGTTGCCGTGCCCGCGTTTTCGGACGCAGTCATCACAGAAATCGCCGCCTCGGCCGAACCAGAGGACGACGAAACCAACCCACAAGACACCCCCGAGGAGGAACAAGTGTCAGAAGCAATCCAGGCCGAGGCCCCTGAGGCACCGGCAACACACCCCGTCAGCCCGATCGTGTACGCCACCGCGCGCAAGCACGTCGAGCTGCCGACCGCAGTTGAGTACCTGTCAGCGGCCATCGCTGGCGGCTCGGCATGGCACCAGATGCGCGAAGCGATCAAGGCCGCAGCGCCCGACGTGATCACCACCGACACGCCTGGCATCCTGCCCACCCCGATCGTCGGCCCGGTGTACAACAATTTCATCGGTCGTCGCCCCGTGGTCGACGCGATCGGCGTGAAAGCAATGCCCGGTGGCGGCAAGGTGTTCATCCGCCCCGAAGTCACCACGCACACGTCGATGGCGGCACAGAGCTCCGAAAACGCAACGCTTCAGGCTGGCACCTACGTTGTGTTCAACAACCAGGTCACGAAGGCCGCCTACGGTGGCTACGTCACGATTTCCGAGCAGGATTTGGACTGGACTGACCCGAACGTGCTGTCGCTCATCCTCGACGACATGGGCCGCATCTACGCCAACACCACGGACAACGTCGCAGCTGACAACCTTGCCTCTGGCGCAACCACCACGTCGAACTTCACCGCCGCTTCGGCCAATGACCCGGCAACGTGGGCGTCGTGGGTCGCAGGAGCCGCAACGACCATCCTGACGGCCTCCAACGGCAATCTCCCGACCCACATGTTCCTGGCCCCTGGCATCTGGCAAGACCTGCTCGGCCTCAGCGACACCGCTGACCGCCCGCTGTTCCCCCAGGTCGGCCCCATGAACGCTTTCGGCAACCTCGCGCCTGGGCAGGCCAACGGCAACGCCTTCGGCCTTCAGGTGGTCGTCGACCGCAACTTCGCGTCCGGCACACTCATCGTGGGCGACGCTTCGGGCTACGAAATCTTTGAACAGCAGAAGGGCGCAATCTCGATCGACAACCCGTCGACAATCTCGCGCACCATCGCATGGCGCGGCTACTTCGCCACGCTCATGATCGACGCCTCGAAGTTCGTCAAGGCCAATTTCGTCTGATCCGCTGACTGCTGCACCTGGGAGCTCTGCACAATGGCTGTTTTCACCGTAACGCACACGCAACGGGTTGATGACTACGCCATTGTGCAGACCCTCGAGGCGACCGAAATCGGCATCGGCCAATCAATCGTTGTCGCAGGCACCACCGGCTTCAACGGCACCTTCACGGTGCTCGCTGTCCCGGTGTACTACTTCGAAGGCATCGACGATGAAGGCGACTTTGTCTA